TAGGCGGAATCTTCGACTTAACCACTTCGTAACGGATAAGGTTATTGATGCTCAAACAGATACTGGATCACAGAGGAAATTTACTCTCCGAACTGTATTTTGAGGAGGGCGTTAATAACCTGTTTATCCACCATAAGGTATCGCAGGACATTGAGCCAACGCTAAAATTGGCAAAAGTCCTGCGAGAAAACCAACAGCATTCCTTTGCAGACAAAGCATCAGGAATGAAGCATGTTGCAGAGATCCCCAGAGTGATTTGGGACCAGTTGGAAATGGCAGGAATAACCAAAGATAAGAAGAAGTTTAAAGAGTGGTTGAATGACTTCAGCAACAAACCATTCCGTGTCTACGAGGGTCGGGTATGACCTACTCTGAACTGAAAAGCAACATAGCGGATTGGCTCAACCGGAGCGATCTGACGAGTGTCATTCCAACATTCATTTCGTTGGCAGAAAATCGTCTGAATCGGCAACTCCGCACAACAGACCAGTACACCCGTGCCACGTTATCCAGTAGCGACAGCTACCTGACGATGCCAACGGACTTTCTGGAAATGTCGCACTTGCGGATGACCTCACCGCAGGAGAGAGAACTGATCGAAATCAGTACCCACCAGATCAATGAGGTCAACGATTCGAACTTCTTGGCCTCCCTCCCAGACGCATACCCTCGTTATTATTTGTATTCTCAATCAACCAGAATCTTTCCTGTTCCTGCTCAAAGCATTTCTTATGAGATGTACTATTACGCCACGATTCCATCGTTATCGGATTCAACGACGACGAATTGGCTAATCTCTTCTCATAGTGACGCTTATCTTTACTATTCGCTGATGCAAGCAGGACCATATTTAGGAGAAGATGAGAGAATACCCGTTTGGCAGTCGTTAGCAGATCGGGCGTTGGCAGAGATCCAGGCGAGTGATGATCGCAGAAGAAACAAGGGGTCTCGACACAATTTCTACTTTGAAGCATTTGGATGAGCTACCTCAAATTTGGATTAGGAAAATTTGGGGTAGGACCCTACGTCAGAGGATCAGAGTTTTCTTCACAACCAGATAGTTCCTTGGGGTCATGGGCCAAACAAACGGATCTGACTGCAGAAAATTGGACAGCAGGAACGGATGCCACCGTAGAATCTTGGACTACCCAACCCGACAGCACTGCAGAAACTTGGATAAAAAGATCCGACACCACTGCCGAATCTTGGACGATTTTTAAACAGGTTTAGATGCCAACAACGACAAACTACAGCATTACCCTCCCAACGGTAGGAGGATCAAAGAACACTTGGGGTTCTGTGTTGAATGATGCCTTCACGGTACTTGAGCAAAAGACATACGATGTGGACACTACTCTGGGAGATGTCTCTGACTCTGCGACTCCCTCTCTCGCATACAATCTTGCTCAGGCAGCAACGAATGCCAGCACTGCAAAAACCAATTCAGAAACTGCAGAATCCGTTGCGAATAAACTGGTCAACACCACACTGACTACACTGACCAGTCGAGTATCCACTTTAGAAGCCACGGTTGGAGCAGTCGGAACAACCGGATCTGTGGCAGATGATGCCAGAACCGCAAAAACCAATGCAGCATCTGCACTGTCAACAGCACAGTCTGCGCTTACCTACGCCCAAACTAACTGATGCCGTTTAATTCATCAATTTACACAGACTTAGAACTACCAACGTTGAATTCCGACAATTCAACCTATGGTCAAATCATCAATGATTATTTCCAGGGGTTGGAGAATAAACTGAAGGCGATTAGTGACAGAATAAATGCAGCAGGGGTTGGAGACTCTAGCACTTTGGCCCAGATCAATTCAGACATCGCAGAGGTGAACAGTAACATCTCAGGGATTTTGCCAGATCCCTATTCGGGGAACTACACCACACTTTCATCGTGGCCTAGCTACAACACAGAATTAACAGCCTTGGGACTCTCACCTCCAGAAACTGCCAGTGAGATCGAATCATTTTTTGCAGGTTCTGACATCACAAGTTTTGTTAATTTTCTCGATGGCAAACTCGACGATATTAACGACATCCTCGACCAAGTCGATCTGGACATTGCAGCCAGTGAGGTCGATGTCTGCAAAGCGAACATTTATAGTGCTGCCGTAACCAATCCCTCTGCTATCACTTACCGAACAGTCAGCACTGGCTTTATTTATGTGCGCATTGAACAACCAGGGGTTGTCTCTCCATTTTCCTTGGACACCATTTACCAAATTGATAATTCATCGAATTTCGCAAATTTAACCTACACGATCAATGATGTTTATAATCAGTATTTGATTGCAACAGAAGTTGTTCCCCTAATAGTTAATAACGTGGGACAAACTGGTGCGTCATCTGGATTTTTTCGGTTGCGAAATACTTCGTCGTGGGGGAACTACTACGGAGACTACTGGTTACCGAGTTCAAACACGTCCAATCAACCGGACGGGACAATTGTTGCGGATACAAGCAGTAATAATGCTTACATAGCATACAAAGTAATTGAGGTTGTTCCAGCAACCCCAGATGTCTCAGGGTGTGGATAATGGCAACTTCAACGACGAATTATAGTTTTTCTCTCCCAGAAGTAGGTGGAGACACGGATCAATGGGGAACCCAACTAAATGCCAACTGGACCCTAGCAGATTCTACCCTCAAGACGATTGAGGACTCAGTCGTAGATGTGACCTTAACCGGAAATGACTATCTGACGATCTCTGGGCAGGCGATTACCGTTGGGGATGTGGATCTGACTGCAGATGTGACAGGGACTCTGCCAGTGGCCTCTGGGGGAACTGGACTGGCAGCATTGGGATCTGCGAATCAGGTACTAGGGGTCAACTCTGGTGGAACCGCCTTGGAGTACAAAACCCTGAGTACCGGAGGGACGGTCACTAGTGTGGCAGTCACGGGATCAGATGGAATCGAGATCGACTCTGGATCTCCCGTGACCACGTCTGGAACGATTGCACTGGGGATCAACTCAACCACCCTCTCAACTCATCTGGGGTTGGGATCTTTAGCGACTCAATCTTCAGTGACAGAGTCGCAGATTAGCGATCTGGGTTCGTACATCACTGCCAGCAGCACCGACACCCTTACCAACAAATCTGGCAACATCTCCCAGTGGACGAATGATTCTGGGTACTTGACCGCTGAAACGAACAACCTCTCCACTGTTTCTGGGACCCTTGGGATTGGGAATGGGGGCACTGGACAAACGACTGCAGCAACCGCCAGGGTGGCACTGTTGCCCACACTGGCAACGAACGGATCTAAGTTAGTTGCAGTCAACTCTGGTGCGACAGACATTGAATACATTGCAACAAGTACCCTCTCCATTACGGAATCCCAGATTTCGGATCTGCAGTCCTACCTGACTGCAGAGGTCAACGATTTGAGTGCCGCAGTTAACTGGGCAAACGTCCCAGATACTAATATCACTCAGTCTTCTGTCACTCAGCATCAGGCAGCACTGAGCATAACCGAAAGTCAGATTACCGACTTGGGAACGTACTTAACGGAGCTAGAACATTCTAATTCGATTACCACTGCAGAAACGATTAGTTCAGGAAATCACAGGCTTTACGTTGGTCCCATCAGTTTTACGAATACAGTAACGATTGCTGGAAAAATGCTGGTCTTCGATGGGATCTTAAACACCACAGGCACGATCAATACAACCGGAACGCTTCACGTTAGAGGTTAGAAATGGCAGGTGAAATTCAACTTAACAGCACCACGATGGCAACGGAGTCATCAGGTTCAATCACAGCAGAACTGGATACTATTCGGCCGAATACGATCAACGGTAGTCTGACACTGCAAGGAGATAGTTCTGATGCTGGTGTGACGGGTCTAACGATTGACTCCAGTGGGGTGGTCAATACAACGACTGCAAAAGTTACGAACATCCAGGCAACAGCCGGACAGTCACTGACGATAAAAGACGAGGATGGTAATGCTGCTATTACAATCGGGACAGACACCACGGCAGCAGGATATTTAAGTCTGAATTTCGGCAGTTATCACGGTAGTTCTGGTGGGGCAGGAAGTGGTACTCTATCGGCAAATACTTTGGATGACTATGAAGAGGGGACTTGGACACCAGTTCCGCAAAATAATGATGGTTCTGTTTTATCAAATAACAATTCAGTCGGTTGGTATCGGAAAGTGGGGAAACTCGTTTGGGTTCAAGGATGGGTAAGATTTTCAGCAGCTCCTGGTGGTTCAGCAAATGATTGTAGGATTGCAGGATTCCCATTTGCAAACATAACTACAGATAGTGGCCCTACGATTGCGCTAAGAATTTATGGAACAAGACCTTTATCTTTACCCGAATCCGGACAATATTGGGGATTACTTTACTCAGGTACAAACCAATTTTTCAAATTTTATTACGATAATTCAGGAACACTTACCACAGTTCAGGGCAGTGACTTAGGTTCCGATTCATCCATTCAATTCTCATTTACTTATTCAAACGGATAAAAATGGCACTAATTAAACAAACAGTTACAGACAAAATCGAAATTGTTGGACAATACAACCACATCCAAGTCCGAGAAGCAATCCAAGTGCTAGAAGATGGTAACGTGATTTCACAGTCCTACCATCGCTATGTAGTAGCACCAGGAGAGACAAGCACAGATCAAAAAGTTTCTGCTGTCATTGCAGCAGTTCATACGCAGGATATTATTGACGCTTATCAAGCTCACTTAGCAGCACAAAACACTTAACTAAGGCCGAGCAATGCCAGCAGAAGCAAAACGAGTAAAACGATGGATATAGAATTGATTAAAGAGTTATCGAATCTGGGTGGCCTATTCATCGCTCTAATCGGTGCGGGTTGGTACGTCCGCTACATCTCCGATCAACATCGAGAAGAACGAAAAATCCTCTACGACAAGGACTCAGTAAACGATGAGGCTCTACGCCAGTTGATGTCCAGTTCTCATAATCAGTTGATCCAGATTATGACAGGAGTAAATACAACACTTAAAGAGATGACGGTAGCGATTTCGGAATTAAAGCAAACGATTGAACACGGGGAACGAAGGTGATGCTCCATAACGATAGAGGTTGATGTGGACTATAAGTATTTTGCAGAGAAGGAACTCAGATGCTCCGTAAGTGGAGAGTGCAAGATGAATGAAGCGTTTATGCAAAAACTCATTGCACTACGAGAGAAGTATGGATCACCGATGTTTGTGACGAGCGGGTATCGACACCCGACTCGTCACCCCATTGAGCGAGTCAAGGAGACCCCTGGATACCATGCCAAGGGCAGGGCAGTCGATGTCCATGTCAGTGGACACATGGCTCACAAACTGGTCGCTATTGCGATGGAGATGGGCCTAACGTGTGGAATCATGCAGAAGGGAGACTACTCAAAACGCTTCATCCACATCGACGACAGAGACGACCCAATCATTTATAGCTACTGATGGACGATCTTTTAACGAATCTCTTGACCGACTCTGTGACCGAAAAAGTCACAGAAGTCGTGGTTGAACAAGCAATGACAACGCCAGTAGATAACTCCCTCTGGGGAGTTGTAGACATCGTACTGGAGACTCCAGGACTGGCAGAGGGACTGGCAACGGCACTAGGTGGACCTGCTGCCCTAGTTGTTGGGATCAAAGTGTTTCGATCATGGCGTAAAAAGCAGAAGGATCAAAATGCCTAAACGACTGCAAGAGGTTCAGATCCCTCCTGGGTTCGTGGATGGGACTCCACGAGAGATCAAGCAGCGATACCTCAAGGGGAACCTGATCCGATTCAGAGATGGGCGACTTAGACCGATTGGAGGATGGTCAGAGTTCCCCTTGTCTCGGCACAGTGAAACTCTCGACTCTGCAGTGCGAGGGCATCTGCAATGGAGAAATAATGCTGGAGTTGGACTGCTGGCACTAGGAACGGCAGGATCTGGGAATCCGAATTATGGGAAACTCTATGCCTTTGAGGTTTCTTCCCCTGCAACATTCACCGACTCGACTGCTGACACGACATCTGGAAGCGATCAAATAACGGTGGACGATGGGACCAATTTTGAAGTCGGAGACATCATCACAGGATCAGGAATCCCAGATGCCACGACGATCACGGCAGTCAGCACCAACACTCTGACCCTTTCAAACAATGCCACGGCAACTGCCACAAACATCACCGTCACGGTGACACCGACTTTATCCAGACAAAGGTTTTACGATGTGACTCCATCAACGTATCAGGCAACGGGAGATTCTGAATTCAGACCAGGGTACGGATACTGGTTCTATGGAGAAGAGGAATTCGGATCTAGCTACTCAGGTCCAGGGTCTGCCTCCTTCTCCAAGAAGGCACACTGGTCTCTTGACTCATTCGGGGAAGACCTCATTGGTACGCACTCAGGGGATAAAGCCATGTTTTATCTTGATGTGAGTGATCTTTCGATTGCAGCCAAGGAAATCACAACTGCAAATTCATTTACGGAGAACGCTCCGACAGCAGTGGCAGTAGTCGTCACGCCAGAGCGGCATGTTCTAGCGTTAGGTGCAGATGGAGATGCTCGACAGATCAAATGGAGTTCTCAAGAAACGGTTGACGTCTGGAGTCCTGCTGCAACGAATAGTGCGGGGGATTTGTCACTGCAAACCTCTGGATATATCGTGACAGCAAGACGGGTTCCTCAAGGTACGGCAATCTGGACTGACCAGGATCTGCATTTACTCACCTACACGGGGGCACCCTTATTCTTTGGTGTTCAGAAGTTAGCAGACTCTGCTGGAGTTATTTCTCCTTATTCGGTCTATAGCAGCACAGAAGTGACGACATGGCTGAACAGAGGGGGGTTCTGGACTTTCGATGGGTATGCCCGACCTGTGAGTGATTGTCCCATCCAAGACAGAGTCATGCGGACAGTCGATTGGTCCCAGGAAGGTCTGATTTACTCTGGAGGAAATTCTGAATTCGGAGAGGTCTGGTGGTTTTGCCCTTCTGTTACTGGCACAGCAGGGCAATGTAGTTACTATGTCGTTTGGAATTACAGAGAAAACGTCTGGTACGACTCGCTGCCGTCAGGCATAGCAAGGAACTGTTGGATTGACAGGGGGGTACTCACCTCCCCCATTGCAGTCGATCCCTCAGACAATACGATCTATGCCCATGAAATTACAAACCCATCACAGACAGATGTTGCAGAAGCAGAGACTGGTGCCATTGATGTGATGATGGGAGAACGCTACAGCAGAATCAGCAAGGTGTTTTCAGATTCAGATCAACAGGCAGCAGGGGCAATCTCCTTTAAGTTTTTTACTTCTGCCTCTGGAGACGCAACAGAGACCGAAAGTACAAACTACCCACTAGAAACCGATGGAGAGATCGATGTCAGGTTGCAGGGTCGTCAGGTCCGTTACAAGGTCTATGGATATCTGACTCAGGACTGGACCGTAGGGAATACACGGTTTGAGACGCATGTTGGGGGGAGACGATGATTCTGGCAACCCCACCTCAAGAGTATCGACAGGGGTTTTTCTCGACCATATTACAACAGATCAGCAATACGCTTTCGTTAACGTATCAACGAAACGCTGATGTGGAACTGAACTCCACTCAGCGTTTGATCATCGTGTCGCCCAACGGGACTCGCTACAAAATTGTGGTGGACAATTCCGGAACCCTATCGGCAACGTCTTTGTGATCTATGACTGTCGTAATGGAATAGCGGATGAGATCAAGGATGCACAGACTGCCTTTGAAGAATTCATTCGATTGCAGGATCAGGTCAAGAGGGTTCTGCAAAAGAACATCGATACCCATGACCCCGTACACATCTGGCAGGGGATCTGGGACGGCAATTACGACTGTTTGATTGGACAACAGTCGATTGCCATCGCAGAAATGCTGATCACGCCAAAATCAAAAATTTATCACTGTTTCATCACAGCAGGAGTCATGGCAGAAGTTCTGGAGTTGTTAAAGATTGGCAAGGAGTTAGGGATCAAGCGGGATGCAGACTATTTCCAGGTAATTGGACGAAAAGGTTGGTCTAAGATTCTTGGAATCAAATCAGAATCAACTCTTTATATGGAAGAGGTCGCATGAATCAAGGTGGAGGTGGGAATCAGACCGTAACACAACAGAACATCCCCAGTTGGGCAATGGGCTTTGCACGGGACACCTTGCAGATGGGTGACGAGTACACGATGAATCCAAATTATCGACCAACGTCACTGGATTACAACTATGGGAATTTGCGTGGATCAGCGCCATTACAAAGGAATAGCGGGAGACCCGTTCCGACTCCAGCAGCACCAGGAGCATTGGATGGTCTAATGGCTCAACTTCCGCCAGATCTGCAGAGGGGGGGATTAAATATTGGACGTACCCCATCCAGTCGAGGAATGGGCAGGAGTACGGGGTACAACTACAGTGATGGGTATGGTTCTGGAGACTATACCTATTCAGATCAAGGGACTGACAACTATTATGGGTCTGACACCTATGATGGATCATTTACAGACCCATCCTCCTACAGTGATGGATATGATGAATCTGACTCAGGGTATGACATCACCAGTCCTCCAGCAGTTGATGGTGGTCTTGAATTCAGCAATGAAGATTCTTGGGTCTGGGGTTCTGGGAACTCAGGCAATAATGATAATACCAGCAGTTCCTCTGACAGTTCTTCCAGCAACACTTCTGGGAACACGGGAGTAGAGACGGCATCAGAGGAAGAACCAACATACGAGTTTGATGCATCGAAG